ATCTGCGGCAATTATTCTTTCAACTATGGCTGCAATAACACTTGCAATATTACCTACAATATTACTTTCATATTTATTTGATGATGATGATAATAAAGAAATAAAAAAACCAAGTGATCGTTCCGATAGACTCTTTAGAGTATTAGGATTTAAACGACCTAAAAAACTGGTGAAAGGTTGGGATTATTATACACATGTATTTGATGGTTTAACATCTTTTTTTAATCCTTTCAATTTATTCTCTAGTTATGGATACTATATAATTTTGTGTAGATCAATTGTAAGAGATGTTTTAGACATAATTGATCTTTATCCAAAGGGAACAGATAAAATAGAATATTGGGATAATGTCATATCAGCAGATTCATTAAAAATAATATCAACGTCAAAATTAGTTTCTGCTGTTAATTTATTCGTATCTATTGCTGATCTTAATGATACGGAAAAAGCTCCATATTCTTTAAATAGTCGTAAAAAAAGAATGCATTATCCAGGTATTTCTCATATGTTTGATGATTTACCAATTATTTCTTATGCAGACATAGAATTTTCTAATGAAGTTAAAAATAGGATTATACTTGAAGCAGAAATTAATGCTGAGTATAATAACCACGACGGATCAATTCCTTTTTATATTCAAGACTTAAGAAATGGTGAATTTATTAATTTTAGGGCAACTTTATCTGATTTTTCTGAGACATATAGTCCACAATGGGCTGAAGAACAATATTTTGGTAGAATAGATCCTATTAAAACGTATAAATCAACAACTAGAAAAATTAACCTTTCATTTAAAATTTTTTCTACATCAGAAGCTGATCATCAGGTTATGTGGCAAAAAATAGATGGTTTAACTTCATTAGTTTATCCAACAATCACAGAAAAAAGAAGAACAAAATTTCAGGTAGGTAATAAAGAAATTTTTATTGATTCGCCTTATTCAACACAAATAAAAACACAACCATTAATAAGAATTAAAATTGGCGATTTAATACAAAATAATATAGGTGATATATCACCTAATGTAAGTGATATCATTTCTTATCATTCTGGTACTCCTACTTCTACTTCTACTTCTTCTACTTCTTCTGCCTCTTCTACCTCTTCTGCCTCTTCTGCTATTACACTACCTGAAAGTGTAATTGGCCCCCCTCCGGCCCATAAAGAACTAAGAAAAGCATATGATAGATTTTCAATGCAAAATTTTCTTTTAAATAATTCTTCTTTAAAAGATGTAAAAGATGCGTTTGAAAAGGAAATTATTATAATGAACTCTCATTCTGGATTTATTCCACTAAATTGGCAGTTTTATGAAAAGTGGAATAAACGTGTACCTCTGAGAAAAGTTGACCAACAACTTACATCTTATGGAGGCTTGATGGCTCAAGAATGTTGGAAGATGTCGAGAGATAAAAACGTTAATATTGGCCTTAAAAAAATGATTAATAAAAAGAATTCAGATCAAAGTTTATCGGATTTTTTATTATATTTTAACACTACAAAGTCAAAACTTGGTAAATTATTATATATTTCATATGGAAATGAAGTATTAATTGAAGATTCAGATAAATTTAAGGGTAAAACGAAGGGTGAAATTTATGGTTATTTTGAACTTGATAGAGGAACAATCACTAATAAATTAAGTTACCATCGTACAAAATTTTTAGAGCTATGGGATTGGCAAAAATTTGGTAATACGGCTATTTTAAGTACAGAAATAGACGCGTTTTTTGAAGCTGTTACTGAAAGTTACATGGGCCCCACCGGTACTGGCTATTATGCAATAGAATTAAAAGGTTTACAAATTGATCAAATAAAAGCAAAAGCAAATCAAAAATTTAACAATTTAGTACAAAATATAACAGTAACAGATGAAATAAAAAAACCTTCCGCCAACCGCTCCCCCCCCCAACCACAATCACAATCACTTTTAGACAAAGGTACTGCTGCGGCTATGAAACAAACAGAAGAGGCTAAAGAAGAGGCTAGAAAAAAAGAAGAAGCAAATCAAAAATTTCTCAGCGCCACGGAAAAAACTGTTGTGGACGCGCAAGCCGCAACAACTTTTCTAAAAGATTTTGAATCAATAGAAAAAAATCCAATTTATAAGGCAATAATGAATAATTATGGTATGGGAGCCCCAGCTTATATTGATAGTTTATCATATAAAATAATTGAAGGGTTCCCTTGGGAAATTAGACCGTGGGAAGGGGCCGGTATAAAACCTAAAATTATTGATGTTTCTATGGAATTAACAATAATTCATGATTTTATACCATATTCTGAAATAACACCCACAAACACTGCAACTCAATATTATAAAAAATGACATTTTGGAGATATAAAGGAACAAAAGTTTATAATAGAAATGTTCTTGGAACGTTTTCTGGTCATATTTTAATTAGAAATGCCATTGATAATGGCACACTTTCATATAACGAAATATACATTCGAGAAGGTGAAAGATTGGATATTATTTCAGCACAAGAATATGGCGATTCTAGTTATTGGTGGATTATTGCTGCTGCATCAAAAATAGGTTGGACACTCCAAGTAACTGGGGGAACGATTCTTAAAATACCAGATTTGGAATCAACCTTAACGTTGGTTTATAAATGATCTGAAAATTTTTGACAAATTTTCTCATAAGTTGTATAATTATTTTGGCGCTTTATTTTAAATGTCCGAGAGTATGTTGACAACACACTCTGAACTTTTTTCGAAATGTCTAAATTTGTTTCATTGGATTCAAACATAATGTCAAATAATAAACCCGATTTTAAATTATTTAATGAAATTTTTAATCTTAGAAACCCGGCGAATATTTTACAAGGAATTTTAGCAAATCCTGAAGAAATTGAATTTTATAAAAATATTTTAAACACAGAATCTACTTTTTTAACCACTAATGAATTATTTAACTCGTTAGATCACCACGAGATTAAAAATATAAGGATTTATAAAAGTGAATTACCTAATACAGAAAAAATATATTCATCAATTATTGTTGAACCTTTAAAAGATTCTAAAAATGTGTCATTTTTTGATAGATCTATTAAAGATATAACAAATCTTGACTTGTTTTTTAACGCGATTCCAACAATTGAATTAGCACAATTAGTTCCATATCTTAGTATAAAATTTATGTTTAAAGTTAATGAAAATGAAAATGAAAATGAAAGTGAAAATGAATATGATTCATATCCTTCACTACAAAATTTTTTAACATTAGATATTAATAATCCTATAACGACTGCTATGAATAGGGCACAAGTATATGATACAAAAGATCCTGCGTTTGAAGAATATACTGGCATGAAAAAAGTGGCGTTGGCGGGAAAATATTTTATTACAGATGAATCAATCTATACAAGTCCAGCAATATTAAGTGATAATTTTAAACCTTTAATGTCTATTTCAAAAATTGATATAAAAGTAACACCCACAGTTGATTATGCAGTAGCGTTTGAAGAATTTAATTTATCATTAACTGTTCACGATAGAACAAAACTTGGTAAATTTCCTCATTTATTTGGTGTTGAATATAGGGATCAGGTTTTTGCAATAATAGAATATGGATGGTCACATCCCGGAGATTATACAACTGATCATTATGCTTATTTTTTTAACAAAGTTCTTAGAAAAAAAAGTGTTTGTAAATTAACAAATGCTTCATATAATTTTGATGAAATTGGTCAAATTAAAGCAGATATTAAATTACATACAATGGGCTCTGAAAGTTTATTTGTAACACAATTTCATAAAGAGTCGGGTGTTATAATGGCAGAACAAAGATTAAAAACATTAAGTAGCTCAATAAAAAAGTTTTTAAATAAATCAGAATTTCCAGTTGGATTAAGGGGGTCAATGTTATTACAATCATTATCTTCAGGCACTGTTGAAAAAATAGATGATAAAGATAAAGAAGAATTAAACAAATTTATTTCTTCTTTAGAAAAAGCCACACCAAAAAATGTAGATTCAATTAAAGAATTAAAGAAAGCTATTGACGATTATAAAAAGCACTTAGGAAATCCTAGTGCATCAAGAAAATTTGCAATAAATCAGATTATATCAAATTCGTTTACCAGCTTTCAAAAGTGGTTGACTGGGTACAGGATAAAAAATAAATATAAAATTGACTCAAATAGTAGTAAAAAGGGCGACGTTTACTTACATGAAGTATTCACTTATTTTGTTTCGAAATCTTTGTTAGAAATAGAAACACGGGTAGCAAATGAGGTTCAAATGATTTATTATAATTTTAGTAATGAATCAATTCCTGATGTTATAGATTGTTCAATTGGAAATTTTATGATTTTTCAAAATGATTTGAAAAAAATTATTTTAAATAACAAAGAAATGCATAATTATTCAATTGAGCAATTTATTAATTTAATTTTGCAAAAATTTGTCGGTGATTTAAAAACTCCATTTTACGGACTTTCTGAAAGAAACGAAAGTATATATTCTGATGCAGAAAAAGTAGCGTCTAAAGCAATATCAGATTTTAATAAGAATGTAGAAAAAAAACTTAAAACATATAAAGAAAATGGTGTTGAAATTAAAGAACCGAAAGTTGTATTTAGGATAGAAAATTTAAATAGCATTATAAGAATTCATATATTTGATCAAACAAAAATTTTAAATTTAACACCTTTTGTTGAAGAACAAAAATTATTAAATAATCTTCTTAAAAATAAAGATGGGGCACAAAAATTAGCTGAAATTGAAGCAAACAAAGTTTTATTAAATAAAGAACCAAAAACATTTAATGAGTTAAAAAATAGATATAAAAAGTTATACCCAGGTATAAATTTAAATGGGTCATCAACAAACGTTGTAAAAACATTCCAATTATCAAATTCAATGGATCCGGCAACTACGACTCATTTAATATTACAAAATCAAAAGAAGAATGATAACAGGGCCCAATCAGGTGATGAACCTGAACACAACAAAATAGATAAAATAGATAATTTATATAAAAAAATGATACCTGGAAAAATTACAATGCAAACATTGGGATTTCCAATTGCTGATGTTCATCAAACATTTTTTGTTGATTTAGATACTGGCACAGACGTTGATGATATTTATAATATTATATCTGTAAGTCATTCAATAGAGGCAGGTTCATTTAAAACTAATCTTGAACTTGCAAATGCAGATAGTTTTGGATCACATACAAACATTTACAGTCAAATTAGAAGAATTGAGAGTATTGTTAAAGGTAATATTGTTGTTTATAAACAAGAAGATTTTTCTGCAGCACCTAAAAATGCTGCTGGCGCGAAGAAGTTAAAATAATTGTTAAATTGAACTTCGTATAAACTCGTAATAGATTATAATATGTGAATCAATTTACTATTGATAAAAAATTTCTTGGCACCGAAAAAAATCTTTTAGTGTCAGATAAAATGAAATGGGTTGATGAATCTTTACAGAATCATTATAATGGCGATTCATCAAATCTTGATATGTTATTTAAACTTTCAAAAATTGACTGTCCAACACAACCTAAAAATATAATTGATAGTATTAATATTGTTTTAAAAAATCATGAGTGTGATTATATTCAATGGAAAAAATTTGTTGGAAATGATTTTTACAAAATATGGTTAACAGAAAACGTTTCAAAAATTCGTAAAATATTTGAAAATGAAGAAATATTAAAATATTATAATGAATCTTGGGAAAAACATACAAAATTATTTGATTCATTACAAAAAGCCAAGATTAATTCAGAAAAGTTAAGATTATATCTTAGTTTAGAAAAAACAAATAAACACGTATTAACGTCATTTTTCCCTGGGGCTGATGGATATGCACCAATATCTGTCTATAATAGGTTAGATACTCGTACAGGTAGATTAACGGTAAATAAAGGTCCTTCTATATTGACATTAAAAAAAGAATGGCGTGATATTATAATACCATCATCAAGTGATCGAAAAATTCTCTCGGTTGATTTCTCGTCCCTAGAAGCAAGGATTGCATATGGTCTTAAGAATAAAGATAAACCTGCTGATGATATCTACGAACATATCAGAGAATTATTAGGAAATAATTTTACTCGTAGTCAAGTAAAAATTGCAACAATTTCACTTCTTTATGGAATGAATGAAGGAAATTTAGTTGCCACGTTAGGTGGAAAAGAACAGGCAAAAACTTTATTAAAAGAAATTAAAAAGATCTTTAAAATAAAAGCTATAGAAGAAGAATTAAGAGGAAAGGTTAGTGGAGGAACAATTAAAAATTATTTTGGAAGGGTAATTGAAATTCCTGAAGACAGATTGATAATAAATTCTTATATTCAATCAACGGGTGTTGAAATTGCATTACATGGATTTTCTAACCTAATTGTTGCGCTAAAAGACACAGATGTACGACCTCTTTATATTTTACACGATGCATTGATTCTTGATGTTCCTAATTATGTAAACCTAAATGAAACAAGATATAAAGATTCTGTTGAACAAATACCAAACTGGAATATAAGATTTCCAGTACAGATAACAAATTTTTATTAAGGTAACAATGTTAGAACCAGAAAAAATTAAAGAAAATTGGGATAAATTTGAAAATTTATGTTTTTCATTACTTGGTCATCGTACTGGTATGAATGAATTAGTTGATTCTATCAAAGAAGAGTTAGCATTATGTCCTGCATCCGGTAGATTAGACTTTCATAATGCATTCCCCGGCGGATTATGTGACCATTCATTAAGAGTTCTTAATAATGCAGCTAAGCTTACTAAAGAACATGGTTGGACAGGGAAGTTTTCAAAAGAAAGTCTAATATTATCTGCATTATTTCATGATGTTGGAAAAGTTGGAATGCCAACTGATAATGGTTGGATTCCATATTATATTCCACAAGAATCTGATTGGCACCGCGATAAATTAGGTGAAATATATAAACATAATGATAAATTACCCTATATGTCTGTTCCACAACGCAGTGTTTTTATTATGCAATATTTTCATATAAAACTTTCATATGATGAATATCTTGCGATATTATTAAATGATGGGTGGGTTCTTCAGGAAAATAAAGGTTATTGTCTTAAAGAACCTCCACTAGCTCACGTTATTATGACTGCCGATTATATTTCAACATTTCAAGAAAAAAAATCATGAATATTAAAAAATTTATAGAAACAACAACTGAAGGACCCGTTTTATTTGTTAATTCATTTAGAGAAAAAATAATTGATACTTTAACTAAAATTAATATGCTTGAAAATAGTATTGATTTTTTAAATAAACAACAAAAATCAATCAACATGATGTTAGGTAAATATGAAGCTTATTTTGCAACTATTCAACAGGTAAATATAAAATATCAATCAGACGTGTTACAAACAATACAAGAAGCAATTAATACAATTCCAAAACAAGGGCCTAAAGGTTTAAAAGGTTCACAAGGCGAAATCGGTCCAGAAGGTCCAGAAGGACCTCAAGGTATCCAGGGTCCACAAGGACCACAAGGTGAAATAGGATCACGTGGTTTACAAGGTCCGGTTGGTTTAAAAGGTGAAGATTCAAGAATAGAAGTTGAAGAATTATTATTACGAGTTTCTGAATTAAAGGATACGATTGGAAATATTGATTTATTTCTTACGTCAGTTGCAACACAATTAAATCTTGATTGGAAAAAAATGCATTGATTTTTTTTGTGAACAAACAAAAGTTTTAGATTAAATTAAAAATGAAAGGATCTCGTAAGAGATAACGTGGAGTAAAAATAAAATGTCGATTAATTTAGATGCCATTCGTGCAAAAGTTTCACAACTATCAGGGTTTAATAAAGGTCGAAAAGATGTTATCTGGCGATCTGAACCTGGTGAATATGTAGTAAGACTTCTTCCTTGGAAGAATAATGATGGTCAGCCATTTAAGGAACGATGGTTTTATTATAATATTGGCCAAGGCAGCATTCTTGCACCAAATCAATTTGGTAAGAGTGATCCAATTCAAGAACTTATTAACAAACTTCATGCTTCGGGTAAAAAAGATGATAAAGAACTTGCAAAAAAACTTTATCCAAAAATGCGAGCCTTCGCACCCGTTATTGTTCGAGGTCAAGAAGAAAAAGGCGTAATGCTTTGGTCAATGAGTAAAGGTGTTTATGCTCGACTTCTTGAATTTTTTCTAGATTCTGATATTGGTGATATTACAGATCCTAAAGAAGGATTTGATCTTAAGGTTAAAATTCTTAAGCAACCCGGTAAAATGTATGCAGACACTGTTGTAGATCCAGCGCGGAAACAATCAAAACTTATGGAAACTGATGATAAAATTCTTGCGTTTTTAAATACAGTACCTGATGTTGATGAGATCTATAAACTTAAAAACTATGATGATATTAAGAGACAACTAGAAGGTTGGCTTACTGGTGATCCAGAAATTAAGGATGAAACACCAGGTATATCAAAGGGTGGCGCAAATTCTTCTAACGCTCTTGATGATCTTATAAATGAGGTTTCAACAAAACCAGTAAAAAGCGAAGTAAAATCTACACCCTTGTCTTCAAAGAAAGTTGCAGACAATCTTGATGCAGCGTTTGACGATCTTCTTAGTGATGATTAATTAAAAAATAAAATCAAATAAAATGTCAGAATACTAATATTCTGACATTTTTTATTAAATTTTTCAAATTTCTTTAGTATAATAATTGTAACATGGCTAAAAAAGAAAAACAAACTGAACAGGTTGTTGATACTAATGATGTTGCCGGTTTTACTGACGATCTTATTAAATCATTAAATAAAGAATTTTCACAAAGAGTTGCATATAATCTTTCTGTTGATGAAGCACCGACAATTGTAAAACGTTGGGTATCAACAGGATGTGTGCAATTAGATTATATTATTGCAAATAAAAAAGGAGGTGGATTACCTGAAGGCAGAATTATTGAAATATTTGGTCCACCTTCAAATGGCAAATCACACATCGCATTACAGGTATGTAAATCAACCCAAAAAATGGGTGGAATTGTTGTTTACATAGATACTGAAAATGCAACAAGCATTGAAAATCTTGCTTCAATGGGAATTGATGTTTCAAAACGATTTGTTTATGTAGAATCAAGTTGTACAGAAGAAGTGTTTTCAATTATTGAATCAACGGTCATTAAGGCAAAACAATTAAAAAAAGATGTTCCAATTACAGTTGTTTGGGATTCAATCGCTGCAACTTCACCAAAGGCTGAAATTGAAGGTGATTATGATCAACAAACAATTGGTCTACAGGCAAGAGTTCTTTCTAAAGGATTTAGAAAAATTACTGGTGTTATTGGAGATAATAACGTAACACTTCTTTGTCTTAATCAAACAAGATTAAAAATAGGTGTAATGCATGGTGATCCAACTTGTGTAGACCCATATAAAACAAAAATAAAAATTAGATATGAATTAGAATCATAATCAATAGAACATACCTGGTATAGTAATGCTTAGATTTTTGGATCTAAAACGACAATACCAGGTATGTTTAAATATGAATTTAAAATAAAAAATTTAAAGCCTATTTTTATAATAAAATTGATAACTGATAAAAAAGTTTTAAATTGTGAAGCTATTGTTCTTTGGGAAAATGAGATTTATAATACAGAAGTATTGTATAAAAAAAATAAGGGAAATTGCAAATGAAAAAAATAATTGAAGAAGAAATAACACTATATGAATTTGCTGATAGATTCTTGAATCTTCAAGATATGAAAACATCTGGAAACTATGACATCTCAAATCTTGATATTAAAATTTTAAGTTTTGATGGTGAAAAAGAAGTCTACAAACCATTAACTAATTTTGTCGTTAAAGAAGGTGTTGATAAAACATATGTTCTTGGTGATTTAAGAGGAACGTCTGAACATAAAATTTTAGTAAATGGTGAATATAAACCATTAAAAGATTGTGAAAATGTTCAAATTTTAAATGAAAAAATGGACGTTGTTGACGTATCAGTTGATGAAACTAATTGCTATGTTGCAAATGGATTTATCAATCATAATACAACAAATGGGGGTTTAGCATTACCTTTTCATGCTTCAGTTAGAATTCAACTACACGGTGGTTCTAAAGTTGAAGATAAAGACGGTAATATAGTTGGTATTAATGTTACTGCTAAAACAGTAAAAAATAAAGTTGCTGCACCCCATCGTAGAGCAGAGTTTAAGATTATGTTTGGTCAAGGTATTGATGAAACAGAAGAATTATTTGATCTTTTACGATTAGCAGGTCCTAAAGAAATAGGCGATCACAAAATTTGTGTATCAGGTGATGGTGCATGGAAATTATTTTCAGTTTCAAATTTAAAAACAGGCGAAGTTTTGGTAGAAGAAAAATTTTATAAAGCTAAATTTGGCGAATTACTTTCAAAAAAAGAATATAAAAAATATTTTGCTGATCTTATAGATGTAATGCTTGTTAAACAATTATATGTTGCAAGTGAAGAGAACGATGATGAACCAGAATCAAACTAATTTTTCAGGTAAAAAAATACTTTTAATTGATGGTCTTAATGCATTTACTAGAAATTTTGCTGCATACCCACAGTTAGATAAAAATGGTTTATCAATTGGGGGTGTTATAGGAACATTAAAGACATTAAAAAAAGTGTTATTATTATCAGGTTGTAATATGGTTGTATTTTGTTGGGAAGGTGGCGGGTCATCCCGGCGACGAGCACTATACCCTGATTATAAAGCAACAAGAAAACCAGAAAAATTAAATAGATTTTATGAAGATGACATTCCTGAAACAGAAGAAAATAGGAATAGACAAGTAAAACTTCTTATTTCTATTTTACGTCATTTACCTATTTGTCAAATTTATGTTGAAGATGCTGAAGCAGATGATACAATAGGATATTTATGCACTCATAAATTTAAAGATAATGAAAAAATAATTGTATCATCAGATAAAGATTTTTATCAATTAGTTGATGAAAAAACAACGATTTATAGTCTTCATAAAAAACAATTTCTTAACGAAAAATATATTCTTGATGAATTTCGTATAACATCACAAAATTTCGCGCTTGCAAAATCATTATGTGGTGATGTATCTGATAATATTAAAGGTGTTAAAGGGTTAGGTTTTAAAACTGTTGCTAAAAAATTTCCAATGTTATCACTTAAAGATTCATATCTTATACAAGATTTAATTTCATATTCATGTGTAAGAATTAAAGAATCTGTAATTTATAAAAAAGTCACAGAAAGCGAAGATTTAATAAGATTGAATTGGCGTCTAGTATATTTAAATGGTACAATGTTATCAGCGCAACAAATAGCTAAAATAGATTCAAGATTAGATGCCTGGAAACCTGGATTAAATAAAATTTCATTCGTAAAACAATTATATACATTCTATAATCCAGATTTTGATATAGATTCATTTATTTACCCGTTTAATTCTTTACTTTCTTAAGTTGTTCTTTTTAAGTTTATAGAATATAATGTTTAATTAGGAATTAATTAATGTCTATACAGACTACAGGCTTTGCATCATATGGTAAGTCATTTCAAGAAAAAATCATTCAAGCTTTATTAGTTGATAAACAATTTGCAGAACAAATGCTTGAAGTAATGAATGTTGAGTATTTTGAATTAAAACATTTACAATATTTGGCAGGCAAATATTTCACTTATTCAAAAAAATATAAAGATTTTCCAACTTTAAATCTATTAGTAACAATTATTAAAGATGATTTAAAGAATGGTTCAGATATTATTCTACGTGATCAAATAATAGAATTACTACAAAGAATAAAATCAAATCCTGATTTTGGTGATCTTCCTTATATTAAAGAAAAGTCACTTGATTTTTGTAGAAAACAGGCGTTAAAATCAGCGCTTGAAAAAGCAGTTGATCTTGTTTCAACTGAAAAATATGAAAGTATTGTAGAAGTTATAAGAAATGCTGTTTCAGTTGGCACAACACCTTCAGTTGGACATGATTTCGTAAATGATTTTGAATCTAGATTTATTAAAACAAAAAGAGAAGCCGTACCTACCGGTATTGAACAATTAGACAAAAAGGATATATTACAAGGTGGTCTTGGGAGAGGTGAATTAGGTTGTGTAAGTGCAGCAACAGGTGTTGGAAAATCACATTTTCTTGTTAATCTTGGATGTAATGCCATGCGTGCTGGTAAAAATGTACTTCATTATACATTTGAATTAAGCGAAACTGCAGTTGCAATTAGATACGATTCAAATCTTTGTGATGTAAATTCAAATGAAGTTCTAGATAAAAAACAAGAAATTATTAAAAAATACTCTGAAATTAAATTAGGTAGACTTTTTATTAAGGAACACCCAACATCTACATGTACAGTTCATATGATAAGAAATCATGTAGAAAAACTTTCATTAAAAGGTTTTATTCCCGACGTAATCCTTATAGATTATGCTGATATTATGAGATCATCTAGACAATTTGATTCATTACGACATGAATTAAAATTAATTTATGAAGAATTACGTGGTTTAGCGTCAGAGCTACAACTTCCTATTTGGACAGCGTCACAAACAAATAGGGATGCATCAAATAGTGAAATTGTTGGTTTAGAATCAATGAGTGAAGCTTATGGTAAAGCAATGATTGCAGACGTTATTTTAACAATATCAAGAAGATCACATGAAAAAGCAAGTGGACAAGGTAGGTTGTTTGTTGCCAAAAACAGAGCCGGTCGTGATGGAATCGTATTTCCAATTTTAATTGATACATCAAGATCGTTCTTTAAAATTACTGGTGATAATATTACATTGGATAATGCAATAGAAGAAGATCAAAATACAATGAAACAAGCTCTTAGAAATAAATGGCAAGAATTACAAAAAGAAGATGTCATTATAAAGAAATTAGATTAATTTAAAGGAAAATATAATAATGAATAAAATTTATTCCCAAGAAGAAGTGTTAAAAGCATCAGTAGATTATTTCAACGGCGATTCACTTGCTGCCGATGTCTGGGTAAAGAAGTATGCATTAAGAAATGAAAATGGTGAACTATTTGAATATACACCATCTGATATGCACAAGAGATTGGCTGGTGAATTTGCGCGTATTGAAGCAAATTACCCTAATCCAATGTCAGAAAATGAAATTTATGATCTTTTAAAAAAGACCGATCAGGATGATCTTGGTATGGGTTATATAATCCCACAAGGTTCGCCTATGTCAGCAATTGGTAATCCTTATAAGTTGCAATCTCTTTCAAATTGTTTTGTTATACCATCACCTCAAGATAGCTATGGAGGTATTTTATATACTGATCAACAACAAGTACAGATTATGAAACGTCGAGGCGGCGTTGGGTTTGATATTTCTACAATTCGCCCAAAAGGTCTTTTAACAGCAAATGCCGCAGGCACAACAGATGGTATTGGCGTGTTTATGGAACGTTTCTCAAATACATGTAGAGAAGTTGCCCAGGGTGGAAGAAGAGGCGCTTTAATGATTACTATTTCTATAGTACATCCAGAAATTGAAACTTTCATTAATATTAAAAGAGATCTTAAAAAAGTTACTGGTGCAAATATTTCTATTAAATTATCAGATGCATTTATGGATGCTGTTAAAAATAATGATAATTTTACATTACAATGGCCTGTTGATGTACCTGTAGAAAAAGCAAAAATTACAAAAATTGTAAAAGCAAAAGATATGTGGGATCAAATAATTGATGCTGCGTGGACATCAGCAGAACCTGGTTTATTATTTTGGGATAATGTTAAAAAACAAACTCCTGCAGATGCATATGAATCAAAAGGCTATGGTTCTATAAGTACAAACCCGTGCGCAGAACTCGTTTTAAGTGCATTTGATTCATGTAGATTATTAGTTCTTGATTTATCAAAATTTATTGATAAACCATTTAGTCATAATGCAACGTTTAATTTTGATAAATTTAATAATTTTTCAATTAAGGCACAAAGATTAATGGATGACCTTGTCGATTTAGAGATCGAGGTTGTAGATAAAATAATAGAAAAAATAAAAACTGATCCAGAACCTGATGATGTTAAATTAATTGAGTTAAATTTATGGAATTCAATTAAATCTGCAGCTTCTGGCGCTCGTAGAACCGGATTAGGAATAACTGCACTTGGTGATGCATTAGCAATGCTTAATATTAAATATGGAAGTGATGCTTCAATAGAAATGACAGAAAAGATTTATAAATCACTTTCTCTTGCTGCATATAGATCTTCAGTAATAATGGCAAAAGAAAGAGGAACATTTCCAGCATATGAATATGAACTTGAAAAAGATCATCCGTTTATTAATAAGGTTATGAATCTTGACGATAAATTAAAAAATGATTGGAAGTTATATGGTCGTAGGAATATTGCGTTAACTACGACCGCACCCGCCGGGTGTGTCGAGAAAAATACATTGCTTAAAACAGATCACGGTGATTTAACGATACAAATGTTATTTGAAAAAAATGGAATTAATATTTCAGATTTAAAAGATATGAATAATATTTGGTTTGATGCAATTTCAAATATTAAAATTATGGATATTAATGGCGAATATCAAAAAATATCTAAACTGTATTGGAACGGTAAAGTTTCTTCTAAAGAATTTACTTTTTCTAATAAAGAAAAAATTAAAACATCATTAACACATAAATTTTTAGTAAAAATATCCAGTACAACAGCTAAATGGGTATCCGCATCTGAATTAAAAATTGGTGATAAAATTTTATCAATAAAATAATAAGTGACCACTGCTCTAATATATAATTATATGAGCAGTGGTCATAATATAAATATAAAATTGTATCCTACAAAATGGGCAGAATATGTTGAAAAATTTGGAGAAGAAATTGCAAAAGAAAAATATTATGCATTTTGTAGATCTTTTTGTCTTGAAAAATATCAATTAAAATATGGCGTTGAAAAAGGTGTAAAGCTTTTTAATGAAAAAAAATCATCAATAAAAAGAGGTGTAACCTTAGAAAGGTATACTAAAAAGTATGGTTTGGAAGAAGGTACCAAGAAATATAACGAATGGAAATCTTCAATAAGTGGCTCATTAGAAACATATATTAAAAGATATGGTGAAGAATTAGGAACAAAAAAATATAATGATTTTTGTAAAAAATGTTCAGATGCAGTTATAAAAGCAAAAGCAGATGAAAATTCAACATATAATAAAAGAATTATTACAGTATCATATGATTATTTTTTAAAAAAAGCAAATGGCGATGAAATATTAGCATATCAGTTTTTAAAAAACAGACAGTCTAACTCAAAATTAGAAGATTTTATTAAAAGATATGGTGATGAAGAGGGTAAAAAAAGATACCAAAACGTTAATATGAAAAAAGCAATTACATTAGAAAATATGATTAGAGTACATGGTGAAAATTTAGGTCATGAAAAATATGAAAAATGGTACTTTAACACTGGGAAACATTCTACATTACAATCTTTAATTGATAAACATGGTCATGATGATGGCACTAAAATTTATGCAGAGATAAATTCTAAAAAAGCAATTACATTAGAAAATATGATTAGAGTACATGGAAAAGAATTAGCATTAGAAAAATATGAACAATGGAAAAAAAAGATATTATCTAGTAATAAAAGATATTCTAAAGGTGGGTTTTTATTTTGCAAAGAGTTACATCAATTATTAATTCAAAACCTAAATAATGAAACGCCTTATTATGGTGATAACGAATATTCTGTAGTGTATAAAAAAGAAGATGTAATAAAACAATACTTTCCAGATTTTTTAATTAAATCACAAAAAATTATAGTTGAATATTATGGTGATTATTGGCATCGCAATCCGGAAAAATATTCTGGAGAGCAGGCAGAAAAAATTTGGGAATTAGACAAACAAAGAATTTATAATTTAAATGAATTAGGGTATAAAGTTTTTTATGTTTATGAGTCTGATATAACAAAAAATTATAAAAATACAATTGAATTATTATTAAAGGAAATAAATGAATCATGGAAATAATTGATATTACAAATTTAAATTTACAAGAAGTTGAAATTACAAATATTGATGATTGTATAATTGAAACTATGGATATAGAAGTTCCAAATGGGCATCATTATGTGCTTTCTTCAGGTATTATAAGTCATAATTCTGTCTCAACACTTACACAAACAACATCTGGGATTGAACCTGTTTTTATGACATCTTATAAACGCAGAAGAAAATTAAATCCAAATGATATAGAATCAAAAGTTGATTTTGTTGATCAACTTGGTGATAAATGGCAGGAATATATAGTTTATCACCATTCTTATCGTAAATGGTTGGATTCACAAGAAATTTTAAATGATCCAACCCAACAACAAATTGAACGATCTCCTTATTATGGCGCAACTGCAAATGAAATTGATTGGGTAAAGTCGATTGATTTAATGTCTTCAGCACAAAAATGGATATGTCATTCACTTAGTAAAACTGTGAATTTACCAAATTCAGTTACGCAAGATGAAGTCGCCGCTGTTTATATGAGAGGTTGGGAATCTGGGTGTAAAGGTGTAACAGTTTATCGAGATGGTTGTAGAACCGGTGTTCTTGTTTCTATTGATGAAAAAAAAGAAAATAAGAATGAAATAAAATTTGAACAACGATTTGCTCCAAAACGTCCTGAATCATTGGAATGTCATGTTCATAGGGTTGTTGTAAGATCTGGGGATGTTACAGAATCATATCTTGTGTTTGTTGGTATGTTAGATGGCAAACCTTATGAAATTTTCTGTGGGCCTTCTGGCAATATAGATGTACCTAAAAAAGCAAAACATGGACAGATTATAAAGAAAACTCGTAAAGATGGAAATTCAAAATATGATTTAATCATTCCTATTGGCGATGATGATTCACTTACTTTACGAGATATTGTTTGTCTTTTTGATAGCCCAAATGATGGTGCTCTTACAAGAACAATTTCATTAGCCCTCAGACATGGTGCACCAGTACAATATATTGTTGAGCAACTTCAAAAAGATAAACGAAGTGATATGCAATCATTTAATAGAGTAGTTGCTAGAGTTCTTAAAAATTATATTCCAAATGGAACAACATCTTCAGATAAAAAATGTTATGAATGTAGTTCAGAGAATGCGTTAGTTTATAAAGAGGGTTGTGTATCATGTATACAATGTGGAAATTCAAAATGTGGATGATTTAGAAATAAACTGTGAATAAAAATCAGGGCGATCGCCCTGATTTTTATTTGTATAATTTTTTAAAAGTTTCTTTTGTAATCCCATAATCAAGAAGAGCAAGAGAACCATCTTTTTTAATTCCCCACGATGAAGTTTTTGCTATATCTCCTTCAAGAAGACCTTTATATCTTTTTAAAAATGATTTAAAATTTTCTATAAAATTATTATTATTTGATTTTAAATTTGTTTTATTTTGAGTTACGTTATTGTGAGAAACTGTCACATTATTACTATCATTAGAATCAATTCCAAGTGCACTTCTAATTTTTTCCCAAGGAATACCGATTATTTCTTCTGCTCGTACTTCTTCGCCATCATTAAGCGGGTTTAATCTTTCTGCTATAACCCAAGAAAAGTTAACATCATCATATTGATAAACACTAGCCAGTATTTTATGTGCAAAAGGATCCTTACCAGCAAATGCTTCTATTTTATTTTGTGCTATTCCCTTTTGATCTATTGCTAATTTAATAACTTTATCATTATCAATTACAAAAACTCTTCTTGCACTACCTCTACCAAGAAATGTTAATCCAAACAATTTTGCTGCATCGAACATTGCCCAATATTCATCAGTAGATTTTTCACCATCTTCATCGCGCCATGATCTATAATCTTGAAATGCATCATCAATCCAGTCAAGAGGATCTGTAGATTCTATTACATCGTCCATTGATTCAAGAATAAGAGCTCTTATATATTTTTTTAATAATTTCATTTTAAAATTTTATTTATATTATAATTATTATGTTAAAATTAAATATTATAAACATAGGAAGAAGTATGAAATTAACAATTAAATATCTTAGAAGAATTATTAAAGAAGAATTCGCTGGATCCAGTGAACAAATTAGACAAAAGATATCAAGATTTGATCCAGATATGTCAGCTGATCAATTATATTTTAATACAGACACCGGAAAACCAGAACTTTTAAGACATCAAATGTTTGGCTCTTCACCTTTACATACTAATCCTAAAAAACATTCAAGTCATTATGATGAATGGAATTATTCACCTAACGATTATTCACCTGATACTATAAAAGCGCCAAACTCTAACGATGATTTAGAATATAATTTTAACAGTAAAATTGAATATCAAAAAGCTATATATAAATTTGTTAATTCTCCCGCCGCCCATGCCGGCGCAGAAAGTTTTTTTTCTAGTTTTCCAAAATGGAAGAGTTGGTCTACAGATCTTGGTATAAGTAGAGATCAAATGAAAGCTAAGGTAAAAGATATGTTAAAAGATGATGATCAAATCCCTTCAACAAAGTCGCCAAACACATTAGCAACATAAGTTTTAAAATATTTAGCAAATTCATAACTAAATTTAATAAGAGATGTATACACTAACCTATGACTTTTATTAAATTCAATAATTACACGTTTTGTAGAAGTCTCAGAAGTCATAAACTGTCCAAAAAAAATAAATTTATTTTTATGTACAGTTTGTAAAGTTTAGATATAGTTAATCTATAACAACAACCCTTTAAGGAGTTATAAAAAAAATGAATAATTTAGTACTATCAATCCTCGCGGCTCTTTCAATAACATCAACAGCATCTGCAACAAATTATGCAATCTTTTTCCATGGCAGAACCCAGCAGAACTGGGGCACCCCGCTCCAGGGCGGCGCGGGCTCAGCCACGACGATCCCAGCCGGTTACACGGCCGTGGACGACACGTCGTGGAACGGCACGGCGCGCATCGACAGCGTGATTCCTTACGCGGCCTACGCGGCAAAGTGCGCGGCACCAAACACGTGCATCATCTACAACTACTCGACGGCGGCCTTGTGACGCAGCGCCTCGAGCTCTTGACGGCGGCGAAGCCAGTCCACGTGAACTCGTTCGCAAGCGCGGGCGGCGGTTCGGAACTTGCTGACTCGTGCGGCTGGGTTACGCAGTGGGGCTGCTACTACGGCGGCGTCGACGACAACCTGAAGCCAAGCTGGGCCCGCAACGGCGGCAACGCGCTTCAAAGCGGCGGCAACGGTTCGACGTGGCACGTGGCCGGCAACGGCTGGAGCTGGCTCGGCGTTGCAACGGCAGCGATCATCAACGGCGACGACGACGGCGCCACGGGCCCGCACTCGAACACGGGTTGCGACTCGTCGAACAGCTTCAGTCTCCCCACGAGCTGCACCTACTCGTGCGGCTTCATGTGGTTGAGCACCTGCGGCGGCCGCAAGGCGAACCACAAGCAGTGGGTTACGGGCGGCTGGACGCACTTCAACATCCAGCCTGCGCAGAAGACCTACTGGAACTGAGCTGCGCTGCAGCGAGGCTTTGAGCTTCGCGCAACACGAGGAGGCTGCCCTTGCGAGGGTGGCCTCTTTGTGTTGGTCGATGCACCTTGCACGTGATTGCACGTGATTGTTCCCAGCGCGCGCGGTGAGCGGTGCTACCGATTGCCTGTGCTCACTTCGCTCCCCACGGTGGCCCTGGCGCTTGCGACGGGTGCCCGTCATGCGTTCGAGCCGGACCACTTGGCGGCCGTGTCGACCCTTGTGGCGGGGGCTCCGAACCGTCGTGCGATGGTGCTTCAAGGGCTTGCATGGGGCGCCGGGCACGGCCTCGCGGTGGGGCTGGCGTCGGCCGTGTTGCTTCCGCTTCGTCACTTGCTTCCCGCGCGCCTCGACGACGCTCTTGAGCTCGGGGTGGCCTGCGTTCTGCTCGCGCTTGGAGTGCGCTCATTGATGGACGCCGGGTTGACCCATGCGCCGCATCGGCATCGCGGTACGCCTCTCGCCGTGGGCTTTGCGCACGGACTCGCGGGCAGTGGCGCTCTCGTTGCCACGCTTGCGGCCCTCGAGTCGTCGGTCGGGGTGCGTGTACTTTACATTGGTGCTTTCGGCCTCGGTGCCACGGGTGCCATGGCGGCGATCGCCGGCTTTTTTGGCGCAAGCCTCGCGAAGGCCATGACGTTTGCTCATGTTCGTCGCCGCGTGCAGCTCACCGCGGGCGCCATTTCGTCGGCCGTTGGCATCGGTTGGGGCATGCGCGCCCTCGCGGCCCTCGTCGGCTGACCCGCAAGTTCGTTACGGCAACGCCGCTCGGTCGGCGGCTTCGACGCGCTTGAGCGACGCGATGAACAGCAGCGCCACCGCCATTCCGACCGCGCCCGACAGGTACGGCGACCGCGGTCCCGAATACGTGTAGAATGCACCACCGAGCGCCGGGCCAACCATGCGCGCGAGGGCAGCCATCGCCTGGTTCGCGCCGAGAACGGACCCTTGCTCGGACGCGTCGGCACGCTTCGAAACGAAGGCCGAGATCGACGGCTGCGAGATGCCATTGCCGAACGCGGCGAGAGCTCCGCCGACGTAGAGCGCGGTCCGTCCGAAGTCGGGTGCCGCGGCAAAGACCAAGAACGCAACGACTTGCAGCGCCAACCCCACCGCAATAAGCGTGGACTCTGCAACCTTTCCGCTGAGGCGTCGAACGATGCCGCCCTGCACGAGCGCTCCGATGACGCCGATGAAGGCGAGCACATTCCCGGTCTCGCGCATCGTCATGCCGAAGGCGTCCGCGTTGAAGAATCGGAACGTCGCTTCGAGATTGGTGAAGCTCAAGATGATGACGAAGTTCGTCAGGATCACGAGCCGCAGCGGCGGGTCCTGCAGGTAGTGGACGAGCCCCTTGGACCCGGTTTCCTTGCGGCGCTTTGCGGCTTCATCGCGACGCTCTTTGGGCAGGGATTCCGGAAGGCCGAAGGCGACCCAGACGAGGTTCACAAGGCTTAGGGCAGCGGCAGCGAAGCACGCCATGGGGCCGCTGCGCCCGTTGACGGTCATCTCGGCGAGCAGGCCGCCGACCGCGGGCCCGAGGATGAATCCGAGTCCGAACGCGACGCCAAAAAGCGCCATGCCCTTTGCGCGATCTTCGGGCGTGGTCACGTCGGCGATGTACGCGCTGCCGACGCCGAGATTCGCCGTGGCTGCGCCGCCCAAGATGCGTGCGACGAAGAGCGCCACGATGGACGTTCCCCACGCGAGCGCGCTTCCGAGGCCGACCATGGAGAGCACGGTCATCGCGACGCTGATGGTGAGCACGGGCTTGCGTCCGATGCGGTCCGAAAGGCGCCCCCACAGCGGCGCGCAAAGGAACTGCATCAGCGAGTAGACCGATGCGAGGAGCGTCCCGACGAACGCGCTCGTGTGGAAAACCCGGCGAGCCTCGTCGGAGAGGAACGGAAAGACGAGTCCAAACCCGAGCAAATCGAGGAGGATCGTGAGGAAAATGGGCCCGAGGGAAGCGCGCCGCATGGCGGGGCAGCCGATAGCACGTGTGGCGCAGACCCTGAGCGTTGATGCGAATGCGGCGAAGGGATGCCCGCGAGACGATGGTCTCGTGCGTCAAAGCCGCTACGCTGGCGCGACGATGGTGACGATTCGCGCGCGCCTGCTCTTGACCTTGGGTTTCCTCGTGGCGTGTGGCCTTCCGACGCAGGGCACGCGTGACGACGTCGCGGAAACCGATGGCGGTCTTGTGGCCGACGCCGAGTTTTTCCCCGATGCCGCCGATCGCGATGCCGCCGATCGCGATGCGCGTGCCGCCGACAGCAACGCGGACGACAGCAGTGTTGACGCGGGAAATGCAGGGAATGACGCCGCTCCCGCCGCCGACGCGCAAACGGACTCCTCAAGCGATTCGTCGGCACCTGTCGACGCTGCGGCAGATGCGCGCGCGGACGGCGCAACGGGCGATGCGTGTACTCCGCAAGGAAGTGAAGACTGCACGAACGGGCGCGACGACGACTGCGATGGTCTTGTCGACTGCGCGGACCCGGAGTGCGCGCCTCAATACGAATGCGTTCCCGAAGTTCCGTCGGGCTGGACGAAGGCGGCGCTTTCGGTGGGCTCGAGGCCCGCGTGCCCCGGTGGTTATGCGTCTCCGCGCGACGTGGTGATGGGCCTCACGGGAGCGGCCGCGGCGTGCGTTTGCACCTGCAATTCTTCAGGGTCTGCGTCGTGCGTGAAGGGCAACGTCACGTTCTACGGGCCGAGCATCATTGGAAGCGACTGCTCGACGTTCGGCTCCTCCTCCACGAGTACGGGCGACGGCGCGTGCCAGTCGAATTTGCCTTTCGGGCTCTTCGGCTTTGGCATGATCGGCGCGAATGCGAACGTGCGCGTGACGAACGTGGCACTCACGCCCAACACGTGCAGCGGGAGCGTCCAGAAGACAGTTCCTCCGGCGGTCACGACCGAGGGCGCGCGCTGTCTTGCGTCGTCGTCGTCGACAGGCGGCGGCTGCACCTCGGGGCAAGTTTGTGCGCGGCGCACGGGCAGCGTTTATCAGTCGTGTGTCGCGAAAACCGGCGTGAGCAGCTGCCCGGCGACGTGGCCGACGAAGCGCGACACGGGCACGGGGCTCAGCGACACGCGCAACTGCGGCTCGTGCACGTGCGGCACCACGGCGGTGTGTGGACCGGCGACGCTCACCTTCTCGGAAGACAACAGCTGCGGCGGAGCGTCGGTGTCCGTGGCCGCGGACAACGCCTGCCACGCGATGAGCACTCCAGGCCAAAACGTGAGCTCGTGGCGCTACGCTTCGCAGGTGCACAACGAGGGCTGCCAAAAGACCGCAGACGCGCAGCCCACAGGGGCCGTGAGCCTCACCTCAAGCGAGCTCGTTTGTTGTCGTTAAGCTGGTAAAACGCAGCCGTTCCCGTCGTTACGCCGTAACGCCGAGTTCTTCGCGCAGCAGCCGCATGGCTTCGGCCGCCGCCACGCGTTCCGCCATGCGCTTCGACTCACCTTCGCCAACCGCCATGGCGCGCTCGCCGAGGAGCACCTCCACGCGAAAGACGAGCTTCTTCGCATTGCTTGTATCTTCCACGGATCGGTAATTGGGCGTGCCGAGCTTGTGCGCCTGGGCGAGCTCTTGAAACGCGCTCTTCGGGTCGCGCGCATCAAGGAGCTGATCGTCGTCGATGCTGTCGCCCACGAGCGCCTGCACGAAAGCCTTCGCGGCGTCGAAGCCGAGCCCCAGGTAAATCGCTCCGAGAACCGCTTCGGTCACGTCGCATAGAACGCTTGTGGACTCGCCTTCACCGGCACCTTCCGCGCCTTTGCCGAGCCTGAGCACTGCACCGAGATTCACGTTTCGCGCCCAGGCCGCGAGAGCGTTCGCGTTCACGAGAGCTGCGCGCATGCGGGTGAGTTGCCCTTCGCTCGCTTGCGGAAATCGCGCGAACAGAAGCTCGGACACCGCGAGGCTCAGGATGGCGTCACCGAGAAACTCAAGTCGCTCGTAGTGCGGCCCTGCGTCCTTCGACTCGTTCGGAAGACTCGGATGCGTGAGCGCTTCTTCGAGGCGGGGTATCGGTCCCGGTCCCAGAATCGATTCAAGATGTGCGGAAAAAG